AATTACATCAATAGCATGTATGTTAATAGCGTTATACAATCTATCCATTAGTCTTTCAAACATGTCGTTGTCTGACCTATTAGATACAAACAACTTAACAAAGCATTTGTCAAATTGATTAATGTCTAGTTCATCATAGTTTGTTTCTTTATCATTATAGATAATTTTTTTAAACATACTATTAGGATTTTCTACTCTTGACAACTCTCTAGTTTCAGTATCAAAGATATGAAATCCTTTAGGACATTGATAGTCTGACCATGTCATTTCATATTGTGTGCCAAGATAATAGATATGACCATCATCTGACTTCTTATGAAAGTGACCAGACATAACTTTTTCAAATCTTTTAAACATGGATTTTTCTAAACCATGGTCATTGAAATGTCCGTTGTGCATTTCAAAACCTTTTACTTCTAGGTGACCCATTGCAATAGTAGCTTGTGTATTTTCTATAGTCTTAATACTCTGTGCTTCATTGTCATCACAAATCCAAGGTATAAAAAGTATAGGTAAATTGTCAAACTCAACTGTAGTTGAATGTGTATAAACCTTAGCGTCTTTACATATGTCAAGGTTTTGCATGGCATTTACTTCATTTGTATTCTTATAGTAGGTGTCATGGTTACCAATGATGATATGTGTATCAACACCTAACTCATCTAATCTACTCCAAAACACTTTTTTAAAATTGTGTGCTGTATTGTGATTTATAAATTTTCTTCTATCAACAACATCACCGAGATGTATTAAGGTTTTAATACCATACTGTTGTATGTATGGGAAAAACAAGTCATTATAAAACTTGTTTTGAAACTCAATAAAAGCTGGTGAATCGTTACGAGCACCAAAGTGGGTATCATTTAGTAATGCAATCTTCATCTATATAATTTATTCCTATGTTCACTCTATATTGTTTATCAGTACAGGTTGTTGATGAATGAGGCAAAGAACCATCAAATATAACAAGCCTATTTTCTTCACTTTTAACAAACTTATCACCAATATATGTACCACCATCACAAGTGTTTAAAGATAGTATGGCTGATTTGTGTTTAAAACTGTAGTCTGTATGTGCAAGATGTTTATGTAAAGGTTTTCCTTGATTAGGATACATGTTTGCTTTAATTCTTAATATTGATACTGGTTTTAAAGTTTTCATAACAAATTGATTTAAAAGACTAAATGCATCCGATTGAGGACTACTGTCATCATATACAGTATGAACCATATAATAATATATTCCATCAATCTCATCATTCGTAACACTATTAATAAGATACCAAGGACAGTTTTTGTTTATAAAAAATCCTTGTATAGGTTCAAACACATCTTTACTCAAAAAGTTTTCGATAACTTTAACCATTTTTCTTTTTAGCATCCTCTTTCTTTTTAGCGTCTTCTAATTTTTTCTTATGTTGTAATGTAGTTCTCTTTGGCATTTTTTTAGCGCCAGGATCCATATCTCCACTTTCAACTGGTGCCATATTCTTTTGTAAGAATTCTGTAAACTGATTTTTAAAATCTCTATCTTCACCTGGATTTAAAGTCATATCATCATAATTACCCTCTGCAATCATTCTTTGTTTGATTGTAGTTTGTTTCTTTTCTTTTTGTATTCTACGAATAAATGCGTAATAGATTATTTGTGTGAAGTAAGCAAACGGATTGTTTGACTTGTCTGGATTAAAGTTGTGTAAATACTGTAAACAGTTTTCTATACCATCACTAATCATATCATCTCTATATGTATAGTTGATAAAATTAGGTCGATAAGATAAATGATTCGCTATCTTTAGGAAACATTCACCGACATAATTGGGAACTCTAGGTTTGTCTTTTCCTAATTTTTCTGCTTCTTGAACAGAGTTTCTAAACTCGACCATAGCGGCCAAGAATTCTTTATTGTTAACATAATGTTCTGGTTTTGCTTTTGATTTTGCCATAATATCCTCAATGTTGTTTATATAATACTCTAAGTTGATGTAATTGTCAAGCTTAGGTTGTTTTTATTTATTTTTCAATTTAATTTAAATCCACGGTTGACATCTTTTTTATCTTGCAGTATAATAACGGTGTCCGTTTTCAGAAGCACTAGCTTTAGAGCTAACCTAATATACTTAGTGCATTGTTGGTTCATCATCATCTTCAAAATCATCAAACTCTCTAAAGATTTCATTCATTTTTTTATTCTCTTCAGGAGTAAACTCTTTTCTGTGATAGTTCTCATCTCTTTTAGGTCTATCTAAACTATCATAATTTTTAATAATATCTGAATAACTACCACTCATCTCTAAGGAGGCGTTGGTGATTGTCATAATTTTATCTTTAGGAATAGTAACAACTTTGTCCATAGTATAGTTAGTCCAACGAATCAAAGCAATATAATCTCTGAAGCCTGTTGGTGTCATTTGAGGAATATACTTTATCTGTAAGGGTTTGTCAAGTCTAATTAGAGGACCATTATCTGGCAACTGTTTCTCACCAGTAGGTAGTACGGTAACAATGTCGTCACCGTTAATAAGTTTTATTATTTTAACTGTTTGATTCATTGTTCAATTCTATGTTGTGTATTTCATATTCAAAGTCTTCCTCACTATAGATATTTATCCTTTCCCTAAAATGATTAAGTGTGTAGTTCTCTTTCTCATTGTATGTTAAGTCATCTGCAATATCATATAAAGTAGCAGAACCATTATTATCTTTTAATCTTAAACCACGACCAATAGATTGTAAATTTCTTATCCTAGATTTAGAAGGACTAGAAAAGATAATGTTGTGTAAGTTACGAATATTAATACCGGTACTAAAGGTTCCGTAGCTTGCCACGATAATAGCATTGTCAGCCTTTTCTGTAAGTTCTCTAATCTTTTCTCTTTCATCTGTATCTACTCCTCCGTGTACATAAAAAACTTGTTTATCAGGCGCCTTTAGTTTAATATCTTCATACAATTGTTTACCATGTTTCTCAACATATTGAAATAAACAAAGTGTATTACCATTCAGACCAGCGGCCAAGTTTCTTATAAACTTATTTCTTTTATCAGAGGTCACAATGTAATCCATCTCTTCTTGATAGTTCATACCACTAGCATGTTTACACTCAATCGCACCATGTTTTAATATTAGACAGAAAATCTTTAAGTCAGCTAATTGTTTCTTCTCTTGTAGTTCTACTGTAGAAACCACCTTGTTGACTGTACCAAACAGTCCTTCTAATACTAACTTATGTGTTTGTGTACCGTCTAATGTACCTGTTAAACCTACTCTATATGGACAATTTTCTAATTTTGCCAATATCTTTGTTAATGAAACGGCCTTAAATAAATGCGCTTCGTCACCTATTACCATACCAACATCTTTAAAGTATTTCTTAGGTTGTGTATAGATAGATTGCCATGTAGATATAATTACAGGTTTATTTGTTTCTTTAGAATGACCTTGATATATTCTATGTACATTTTTCTCAGGCGACCAACCATAATCTTTGAAGTCTTTGAACAGTTGTTCGACCAAAGATGTGGTAGGTACAATAATTAATATCTTTTTCTTCTTTTCTTTTAACCGAAGAATGTTAAACCTAACAAGAAGATAGACAATAAGAGATTTTCCACTAGCTGTGGGTGAAAGTAATAAAGTTCTATTTTTTCTAACTGCATATATAAATGCCTCCTTTTGATAGTCACGAACAGTAAAAGGTATTTTTAAAGCTTCAATAAACTTATCTACCTTTGCTTCGTCAACTTTTGTATCTTGTATTTTAGTGCCGTCAACAACATGAACCTTGTTATCTTCACACCATTTTAATATATAGGGGTATAGACCAACATAAATTTGACCTGTTTGATATGAGAACAATCTAATCTTTCCGTCCCATACTCTGTTTCTAAACTGAGGCATAAACTTAAAACCAGGCACCTCAAAGGTAAAGAATTGACCAAGTTCTCTTCTTATGTCCTCATCAGCCTCAATCTTTAAATGAACATCATCTTTTTTATCTATAATTAAATATCTTGTTAAACTCATTTATAAAATCCATGTCATAAGTGAATACCTATTACCTTTAATTACTTCTTTAACTTCATGTGAGAACATAAAATTACTAGGAAAAACAATGCCTAATGCTTTCTCTTGCTTAGGTATATATTCACCATCACAGAATACAATTTCACCACCCTCTTCAGCAGTTTGTAAAAACATTAATGCTGTTACATGTGGATAACCATACTGTTGACCATGTGAATGGTGTATATTGTCTATATGATTTTGCATAAAACCACCTTCAGCATAATGATTCATTCTGAATGGTGTAAAACTTTGAGGCACTATTTTAGTATGCGTTTTAATATAATCGTCAACCATACCTCTAAATCCAGTTTTTAATTCTTCGTAAAACTTATCTTGTTTATTAATCCAATACTCTTTCATATCTACTCTATCGTTAGTTCTAGGAGATATGCCTTCGTTTGTGGAGAATGATGATTGATTCCATTCACCATTAGAATGATAATGTTCTATGACATCATCAGCCAAGTTAGGACTAATTGCAAGAGGATATGTTTTGATATAATCTGTTATCTGCATTACACAGCACCACTAGTAAACCTACGCCAGTCAATGGCATTTTTAATTAAGAAAGTTCTAGTGTTGATACTTCTTAATACTTGCTCTAGATATTTAACTACCACATTTAAGTATGCAAC